TCTAAAACGTGCCCGGCAATCAGGAGCTCGCAAACGCCGCAGTTCGGATCCTCACAGAATTGTAATGAGTCCGGCAATCAAAGCACCTCCACCAGCGGTAAGCCCGGCGTATGCCACCTTTTCAATCCATACTTGTTTGGCTTGCTGGATTTCAATGGCTCGCACTCGCTCTGGAATCTTTTCCATGCTGGCTAATCTCTCGCTCAGTTCAATCAGAAGTTTTTCGTTTTCTAATTGCTTGGCGTAGAGCATGTTGATTGTAACTCTGCCCGTTTGTTCGTCTGACATTTAGTCTGCCTTGACGATAATTACGTTCGCCTGGATTCCGTCCGCTGCCGCAATTGCCCAGAGTTCATCCCCGGCTCCGAGGGTAATGCTGAGGGCTTCCTCGGCCTTGATTGGGAAACCGGTAGCGGCTGCCACCTGATCCGTGCCATCAATGAAGAATGAGTTATCGGCATTGGCGTTTGAAATGGCTACGTCTTGCTCCATGTTATCGGCCGCTGCGATTCTGACGGCCGTGCCATTGGGGATGTTTACTTTGCTAGATTCAACTGGCATTTTTCTCCTAAAGTCACCGGCCTGGGAACGGCCACTCTCCTATTTTACTAGGTGAGTTACTTGTAACTTTTTTTCTTCCAGTAGCCCAGCTTGTATGTTCGGAAAATTTTTCTGTTGAATTTGGCTTTGATATCTTCTACTCTTTTTGAATCAAACAGTTCAATATTTGATTTCCATTCTTCCCTTTTGAACGGGATCACCTGAGCGATTGGAGTTCCAGCTTCAATGATTCCGTCGAAGTCTTCCTTAATCAGAAAAGGGAAATTTACGGGCTGGTTGTATTCATCCGTGTCCACCACACCGCTAAGTGTCAAAAAGGGTAGCTCGGTTCGATTCATCGGGTGCGTAAAAAGGACCGAGTATCCTGGTGGCGTTTGTATGCCCCACTGATTATCAAATTTGAAAGGCTGATCTGAATATCCTTTTGGAATAAGCTCTGGGGCTATTTGTTCTTTGTGATGTGTCGAAATGAAACCGTCCCCACCCCTGAACCACACAAATTCTGGAGCTTCTGGGTGCGGTGTCACCTGAACATCGTTTTCCAGAAGCATGAAGTAACCAGAGCCCAGTGCATCACCGAAGGGATTGCACCATTTAACGGTGACGTTTTTTGTGTTGTCTGGGTAGGCCTTGTGTTTTTTGTCACCGCTTAGCAGCGGTTTTTTAGCCTTGTACCATTCCGGGAGGTTTCTTACCGCAGGGATTGGCTCCATCAATGGTGCATCAACTGTTGGGATAAAATTTATTTTCATCCCTGAAGGCTACTCGGTTTCGGTAGAAACCTCAACCCAGGTAATTTCTTCCTCGCTCCATCGGTAACTTTTTCCGTCTTCTGGATACGGAACTGGAGCAACCCAGTCAAATATTTCTTCATCTAAAACCCATGACTCGTAATCTTTGGGAGGTATAAAAGCATCCAGATTCGAATCGTACGAGTATCCAACGCCTGCATAATTTCCACGCAAGGGTGTTCCGCCTTCGAGGTGTTTGCCACCTCTTGTTTGGTAGCTTGTTTTTACCCAGTTTCCGGGAAGCCTATCCTGAAGCCAGTCCAAGCCTTCATTTGGCTTGTCGTCGTCAGTGACTACCACCTGAACCACGATGTTGTTTTCATCTATCTTTGCGAAATGTGCCATTAGACCTGATACCTAACTACTACTTTGCCTGAACCACCAGCACCGGGCGAAATTCCAGAACCTCCACCGCCGCCGAAGTTAGCAACTCCAGAATTACCTACGTTCAAACTACCATTTCCAGCATAGGTTGTTTGGTCATTACCGCTTGAACCACCACCGCTTGAATTGTTGGCCGAAGTACGCCTTCCGCCACCACCACCGGCTCCCCATCCTCTTTGGTCCAGGAAGTTGTGAGTACCTTTTCCGCCGTTCGATGGGTTTTCAGTGTTTGTCTGGGCACCCTCGGTGAAAGATCCACCGCCACCAGAACCACCACCGGCATTCTGAACACCACCGCTAAATCCTTGTCCAGAGGTTCCCGAGGCTCTGTTTCCGCCACCGGCTCCACCACCAGAACCTCCGGTGGCTGCGTTTTCATTGAAGCCTGCTCCACCACCTCCACCAATTGCGGTCCCGACTGTTGGGAAAATTGTATCTGAACCGCTAGAACCTCTCACGTTATTATTGGCAGCACCGGCACCACCAGCACCAATTGTTACCGTGTACGTTCCGGGTGTGAGTGTTTCACTTGCTAATGCTGACGTGGCACTACCGCTATTGAATCCGCTAATTGAGGATAGGAGTCCACCTCCACCACCTCCACCACCGGAGTCATTTCCTGACTTACCAGAACCACCACCGCCGGCCAAAATAATAAGTTCAGCGGTTGCGATTTCAAAATCAACAATAAGGTCGTCGGAAGAATTGAAGGTGTGCACCCTGTATCCATCGACCTCTGAAACTGTGCCGCCAGTTGCCGGGATCAAAGGCAGAATGAATTCCCTTGGATTTCCGTTGCCACCCTCATCTGAGGCTGTAATCGTTGCGGTTCCCGGTGCTGTTGGCGTGCCAGAAAGAACTCCGCCACTGCTAAGTGTTAAGCCTGGGAAAGTTCCGGCCGTGATTGCGTAGTCAACCGTTCCACCGTCTGGGTCAGTGGCCACCACGGTTGCACTGTATGCGACGTTCGGCGTTGCTGTATCCAGAGGGCTAGTGGTTGTCCAGACCGGTGTCGCTCCGGCATCCACCGTACCTGCCAGAATGTGTGCATTACTTCCTGTTGGGGCCGTTACCCCAGGGTTCAGTGCTTTCACGTCCCACGGATCAAGGTTCACGTCAAGTGAATCGGGCCTTGTGACAATCAACTCGGTTGAGTCATTCCTGGTCACGTTTTTAGCTGCGGTGCTAACCGTGCCAGACTCAAAATATATTTCTACATCGGTGGCAAAATTACTATCATCAATGTTTGGCAAATCAAAGGGAACAATACTTTCAAGGTAAGCACCGGCTCCGGTAGCATCCCCTTCGGATGTTGTGTTGTTTGAAGCACCTGCGTATGCGAATGTAACCACTTCAGTTGTACTGACGCCAAGAATAACAATTGAGGTAAATGCCGCAGTTGCCACAATCGTTGCATCACTTGTGTACCCAACCGACGCACCGTCGGCATCCAGTGCATAAATGTCAAAGGTCGAATCTCCGCTGGCCAGCGAAACGTCGTAAGCTCCAGCTGCGTATGAACGCCCTAAATCCACCACGTTATTAGCCGAGTTGTTCATGTCAACAACAAAGTCGTTAGTTACAAACTCATCCCCACCTGCTGGGAAAACTGAAATTGCCATTAGGTTAGCTCACTTCCAAATGCTTGAAATGTCAGAACGCCACCGGCATCTGACCTTACTGTAATTGTATCAGTTGCCGACAACGTCAAACCCAAAGTGAACGCTACCTGGGTATTGGCGGTGATGGCTGTATCGAAAGCAATCGCATTCTCGGTCCCGGCTGTTGCCCCGGCATCCCGAACAAATATTCGGAACGCTTGCTGATTCGAGCCCGTGTTTGCGATCACGATTGTGGACACGATTGCTTCCGTCGAAGCTGGGACGACGTATAGGTCTTCGTTGCTTGTGCCAGCTGGTTCCGTCTGGCCCAGGATTTTGTAAGTTGTTGCCATTTATACTCCCAATAAAAGCAGGGGATTGATTGTGTTTTCCGCCACGACCCCTGCCGTCCCATTACTAATAATAGCTTGACCCGGCGTTCCGTTATCTGCCCAAGCTGCCCCTGCGGTCCCGTTGCTCACGAGAATGTATCCGGCTGTGCCTTCGCCCAGAATCGGAGCGGCGATTGGTGTAAACACCGAGCCGGTGTAAAACTCCAGAACGTCTTCGTCTTTTCTGTATGTGACCATGCCTTCAGCGATTGCCGTTCCGAGTGAAGTTGACCGGTCAGTGTCGTCGTCAAAAACCATCACCGATTGTCGCATAAGGAAGTTGTCGACTTCGGCCGAGGTCAAAACTTGGCCGACCGTGAAATCTTTATAAGGCATTCGTTACCATCCCAGTAGGTTATCTTCGTCAAGTCTACCAAACACGGCATCGTCCAAAATGAAGAGGCTTCCCTGAGTGGATTGTAATCGCAGGATTACTTTTTGTTCATCCGGTGTGACGTTTTGTTCAAGGCCTATGACTTTGGCGAACCTCTGAATTTCAGGGCTGATGTTGTTTGGCGTGAATCCAACTTGAACCGGCTGGGCCAGGTCGAGGTTTAGCACGTCCGCTTTTTTGTCGGCTGCCAACGTGTCCAGGTTTATTGTCAAACCGTCGAACCTGAATTCTGGCTCCCCATAAAGGTTCACTAAATAATTCGCCAAGTCTTGCACTTGTGATTCGCTACTCAGGAATGTGTCTTCCTCGTAGTCCCGTTCCCCGTACTCTGTAATTGAATTCGTATTGGTTGCTACGGCCGTGCCCACGCCCTCACTTGTTACGGTCACTTTGTTGTATAACAACTCGGACCCATAAATCGCACTGATGGTTTGGTAGGGTATCGCCGTGCCTGCATCGGAAAAAACTAAGCTTTGAGAAGTGAATCCTTGGTTCCGACCTCTGTATGAAACATCCCCGGCACGACTTATGAAAATGTCACCCGGATCAGAGTTGGCTGCCTTGGTTAGGTATTCCAGCGTGTTTGTGGATTCGGAAATTGTGGCGGCCGCCAAAGTTGCACCGAGCCCCTGGATATCCCTGCGGTTGATATCCCATCCGATTTCGTCCAGCACGTTTGTGACCCTATCGGCGGTTTGTTCCTCTGAAAAAGTAGCACCACTGAAATTGATTCCAGAGAGTAAATTGAAAGCATCGAATGCCTGGGCGATTGCGATGGATTGTCCGCCTGGGTCGTAGCTAAGGTTCCAGTCTTCAATCACTCCCAAAAATTGCACGGCGGTTCCGTTGGTTATTCGGATTGCTCTCTTGGGGACGATTTGTCCGAAGTATGGACTTGCTTCGTATGTTGGATCAAAGGCTCGCTGGGTATTTTCGAATCGCACCGTTGCCTGGCCGGTTTGGTATCTTTCGAGTTCCCTGGATTTTCCACGCTGGATTGAGTAGCTTTGGAAAAATTCACTAATGTCGACGAACGTTTGGACGCCGTCTTCAATGAATCCCAGTTCTATTGTGACGCTCATGCTGAAACGAAAACCTTACCGTTGATTGATTCGTACCTCTTGATTGCATCGACCACTGCCCGACCAGTTGCTACCGGATCCGTCCCGACTCCCGTGGTCACGTTTATGTTGACGTTAGTTGTCTTGTTTCCGCCTTTACTAAATTTGTCTAATGGTATAACGGCTTCTGGGCCTGACTCACCAATCAATGCCCTGGTAGGCCTGGTCACGATTCCGCCGGTTCCCAGTGCGACTTCGATTCCTAGTTCGTCGCCAATCCTGTTGACGGTGTCGAGTAATTCTTGAGATGTGATATCGGTAGCTGGCTGGTCAATTTGGAAACCTTTGGCGATTGCTCTTTCAATTGCCACACCCGTATCCGTGCCACTAATCGTTGTCCTTTGGCCGGTTTCTGGATTTGTGAGGGTTGTCTGCCCACCCAGAATGTCAAACACGGCCTGGCTACTTCCGGCTAAATCTTGAAGTGCCGGACCGAACTCGCTATTCAGAATGTCTGTAACTCCCCTGACGTCGAAAATTTGACCGTCTGGTGTTCGCTGGGCAACTGGTTCAGTTGGCCTTGTGCTTGATTCGAGCAAGTTTCCGAACTCGTCGAATCGTGCCGTGACGTTTGCTCCGCCTTGCATAAACTCAAAAAGGCCACCGTCTTGACGGATCAGCTGGTCCGCTTTGGCCAGTTCCGTAATCATTGCCTGGACTTCACGGGTTGCTTGACCAACCGAAGGGCCGACGTCGATTTGCTCGACTCCCTTCATCAAGTCCAAGAAGTCGCTGTTCGCTTGCTGGCCGTCCGCCATCACATTGTTCAGGGTTTGGATTTCACTTGAAAGCCCGGCCGTGGTCCCGGTTGCTCCAAGTTGAGCATCGCCCAGTTCGGTTGTCGCCGTGGTCTGGTAATTTGTCTGACCCGTTAGGTAGGTGAGGTTGCCTGCCTGGTTCACTATGGCATCGGTTGTTTCTGCGTATCGACTTCCGGTGGTCAGGAGGAGTCTGTTTTCTTCCATGACCGCTTGGATTTGGTCATAAAGGGTTCCGGTGTATTCGTGCCGGCCCATCCTGGACGCCTGGATGTGTCTGAACTGAGCTTCTTGAAGTGTGGCGTTTGAAATCAGCAAATCGTTATTCACCATGAGCGTGTTGTTTTGTTTGTTGAGCTCAATCTTCAAGTCCTCGGTGTTGACCACCATGTTTTTGACCGGGCCGTCCGTTCCCTCAAGTGCTCGAATGTTTCGGCCTATTTCGCCCGTGTTGACGAAAACCTCACCGGTTGTTTGCTTGTATTCGTTTTTGAGTGCTCTTACCCTTGTTTCTTGTTTCTCTATTTGCGAGGTCCAGAGCTTGCTTGTGTTTACGTTTTTGTTTGCTTCCGTCCGTAATCTAGAAAGCTCAGCCTCGGCTTCCACGATTTTGGCGTTGAGCTTTTCTTGCTCCGTGCGTGTATCTTGATTGGCCAGGGCGTTTGCTCCAAGCACCACCGCCAAGGCTGAAAGTGCCCCGATAACTAATCCAATCGGACCGAGGCTGGCCGTGAGGGTTACTCCAAAAGCCGCAGCTGCTACTCTGGCGATGTTGATTGCTACGGTAAAGCCCTTTAGTCCAACCGCCAGGGCCGTCAGCCCTACGACGAGCTCATCAACTCGGTGGATGTTTTCTGCTACGAAGTTTATGAACTTGCTAATTCCATCGAAAACTTGTTCGAAGTCGATGTCATTCAAAATGCCGATTAGCTGGTCGCCAATTTTCGGGAGCAGTTCCTCGACGACGGCAATCAATTCTTCAATCTTTGGAGCCATCTTCGCTCCGATTTCAAGTGCCACGTCTGTTACGGCGGATCCCAGAATGGCCAGTTTGCCGTTGAATGTTTCGAGCTGTTTGTCCGCTACTGTTTGTGCGGTGTTTCCTGCCTTACGAAGTTCCCCTTCGTATTCTCTGAGGGCATCGCCTTGGCCCAGCAAAGCCAGCAAACCTTCACGGGATTGCTTTGTAAATCCAAGCTGGGAAAGTGTGGCCACCTTTTGTTCGGTGGTCATGGTTCCCAGTGAGTTTGTGAACTGGTCTGATATGTCAGCAAAATTGCGGAGGTTACCGGCTGAGTCGAAGATGCTAATTCCGAGGGCTTCGAACTTTTCCGGGACGGCTTCGACCCTATCGGTCAATCCGAAGATGGTGTTTGTCAGAAGTGTTCCGGCTCGTTCGCCCTTGATACCCTGATCAGCGAATACGGCAAGTGCGGCCGCACCTTCCTCGACGTCTTTGCCCACGTTTGCCAGGGCTGTACCGGCCTTGGTTGTTAGGGCCGTTGCCAACTGCTCCACTGAGGTGTTGGCGAGTGTGTTGGCTTTTACGAATACGTCCGTGACCCTGGTCAGGTTATTCAGGTTTTCTTGTGCATCGTCGCTGGCTAGACCCAGGGCACTCTGAGCGTCTGTTGCCAGGTCTGTTGCCGTGGCCATGTCGAACATTCCGGCTTGTGCGAATGCCGCAACCTGGGGCAAAGCTGCCACCGATTGCTCGGCGTTCAAACCGGCACTGGCTAGGAAGAAGAACGATTCCGCAGCTTGCTCGGCCGAGAACGTGGTCGTCTTTGCCACTTCCCTGGCCGCACTGGACATTTCTCCACGCATGGTGTCGCTGACGTCACCCATGATTGCGAGGGATTGATTCAAGGCTCCGTCAAATTTGGCAAACTCATTAACGCTGGCCCCGATGCCTACGGCGGCTGCCCCGGCAATTGCACCGGCTGCCTTACCTGCTTGGCGGCTTAGGTTGTCGAGGTTGCCTAGTGCTTTGTTTACTCCACGCTGGTCAAACGTGGTAATAATCGGTATCCGAATTGCCATTAGAAAAAGACTCCTGAGTTCCGGGTTACTCTCAATTCTTCATTGAGTTTCTTGAACAACTTTTCCAAAACGTCCAGGGCTGCCTTTTCCAGTTCGTCCCGGTTGTCTTGTGCGGCATCGTATGAAAGTCGGCCGGGCTTCCGTATCCGATTGAGGATGCTGTTGAATGCCTGGCCCTGGCCGTTGAGTCTGTATGAACCATCGCCACGTCTGGTTCCCCTACTTGTTGATCCTGGTTTTCTCGACCGGCGGCCGTTCATTGATTTGTTGATGCCGGCAAGTTCCGCATACTCAAATCCGAACTGGTTGTTTCTTCCTCTGGCCGTAAGCAGTGCGATGGATCTGCCGTAAGTCGCCGACGGCCTGAAGCTTGCTTTTATGTCTGCCCCGGTGTTCCTGGTTCGTCCCCGGTGGTTGAACATGTTGGGTAGCTCTTGCTTGAGCCGTCTGTTATTGATTTGAGACTTTTTACTAATTTTGTTCAGCGGTGAGCTCATGTTTTTGTGAAAGTCTTTTTGGAGTTGCTTTAAGCTTTCGTTATCAACTCGCTTGAGTATTTCCTTTGCTTCACGCACGCCAGAAACTTTAGGGGTAGCCATGGTTCTCCAATCCCTCTAATTCTATCTAACGGAAAACCCTCCCCGGAGGGAGGGCTATCGCTTACGCTGGGCTTGGGCCTCTTTGGTTCTACGCCAGTAGAGGTATTTCTCCATCGTCCAAAGCATGCGTGTGCTCTCTTGCATCAGCAGGGCCGGGGCGATGTGGTATTCAAAGCTCAAGTGGGCGAGTCGCCAATGCATCGATTCCTCACCCAGGGCCTTTATTTTTTTGCTTCCCCGGCTTCTACTGATTCAACTGTTTCGAGCCATGCCTCAAAGTCCAGGTCTTTGATTGCTTTTGTCCTTTTCTCCACGGCGTATGCCAAAAAGAAGAGGTGAGTCAGTTTTGTGTCTGACTGTAAACTCGCAATGCTCAAGTTGAACTTTGTTTCAAACGCCACCAAATCGGCCGCAACTGCTACGAGGTCTTTTTTGGTTTCGTTATCGAGGTACTTTATTTGGAGATTGATTTTCATTGTTTATTCCTTATGCTCCCGTCCCACGGGTAATGTCCCCGGATACCGGTACCGTGATACTAAACGTGGCGAGCTCCCCCGTCGCACTATCGAAGGGGGTGTAATTAGTTATCAAAACTGTGCCGCCATATTCGGGATTTGTGGCACTCACTGCATCACTTGTTGGTGTGATGGTGAACGGGACCAAACTTCCCAGAATTGGGAAAAGTGTTTCGTCCACGGCGGAAGTGCCAAAGTCTTGATGGAATTCTAGAGTAAGGCTTGCATCCTGTAACCCAGCGATTCTGGTTACTGACGTCTGGCCGAAGGCCGTTGTCAACTGCTCCTCTTTGGTGATGTCCAGCGTCGCCGAGGCTATGCTGGTTGACAAATCCACGCTATTTAGATTTATCTGATAATCGGTACTCACGAACTTTGCCATATTTTTTTTCTCCTATTCAGCGTAAGCGACGACTTGAAAATCTGTAGCCAGATAATTGTTGCCGTCATTCAAGTCTATATTATTCACGCCGCCCATCGTCTGGACTACGCAGTCCACTGCGGCACCGCCGAGTGTACGGTCTGATTCTATCGCCTGCCGGATTGACTTTTCTCCGCTGTTAGCTGCGAAGTCATTGAGCAATTGTTGAGCCGTCCGTGCATTGAATCGTCCCACGATTATTGTGACCGTGAAGCCAAGTTGGATCAACCCGTTTTTGAATGATTGGTGATACTCGATTGTGTCAAGGGTTATCACTGCCGCTGGGATTTGTGGGTTTTCTGGAATCTCTGAATATCCTCGAAGGCCCGAAATTGTTTCTAGGTTTGCTTCGATTCCGTCCCTGATTGCCGTGATGCTCATTAGGCCATCCTGATTTTTCTAAACGGGTTAATGAGGTTTTCAATGTCTGAATCAAATCGGCTAACTCTTACAGCTCCGATATCGGAGAAGCCTGCAATTCCCAACGGGCTATTCCTTCGCTCAAACAAACGGGAGGCAAGGATAAGGGTTGCTTGCTCGATTTGAATCGGGACCGGTGTGTATCCGAATGTTCCCGTAACTTCAACCGTGGCTTCCTGCCCGTCGGTGGCGAATAAATATTCATCGACCGCACGGATCAGCGTTGCCGGTGTTGGTATTCCACCTGCCAAACCGTTGAGTGGTTCGAGTTGATAATCTTTTTCTGCCCATGTCTGGTCAAAGGTTCCGTTTGCATCGGTTGATGTTTTCAGGGTGGTGAGGCTTGTTAGGTCGTCAATCTCGCAAGTGATGGAATCTCTCGGAGTGTATTTTCTGGTTTCCGTGGTAGCGAAAAACTGCCGCTCTGTTCCGGCATCGATTTGTCGGCTTGCTGATTCAATCGCCAGCTCTAGGAATTCGTCATCCTGGGTGTCGTCACTTGGAATCTGCAGGCTTGACTTCAACAGCGAGAGCGTGATGTATCCGTTTGTTATGGCCATGTTTCTATTCTAGTGTCAGGTGTCGCTCGATGTATGGTTGCCATTTTTCCGCCCAGACCTTTTCAACGTCGAAATCCTGAGCAAATGCGAAGCTCTTTTCGCTCTTTATTCTGGAGTTCGTCTTTCGCTCGACCATTGCATTCATTGCGTGGTAAATCTGACCGACCGATGGAATCTGCCAAAAGCTTCCCTGAGCTTCGTCCCACAGGAGTTGCCCTTCGACCTGGATCCAATCCTCGGAGACGAGGTCCCTAGGTGCGGTGAACTTACTCGCAATCCCCGGAATCCCACAGGCTTGAGCTTCAATCAGCGGAACCTGAAAACCTTCGCCGTAGCTCGGTCCGAGGTAGCAATCCATGGCGTTGAAAATTGCCGCCATTTCTTCCTCACTAAATCCGTGGCTTAGTCTTACTGGATCTGGCATGAGAATGTTTTCTGGTTTGATTCCATTCACAATCAGGAGCCGGTTGATTTCGAATCCACCCATTTCTTTGCCTGGGTATGTGTGTAAATAAAGCAGGGAGTTTGGGTGTTTTTTTACGTGCTCACCAAAGGCCATTATGTTTTCCGCTAATGCTTTGCGGTGAATTTGTCCGTTTGCTTTGTTTGCCGCAACGGATCCAAAAACGAAACGGTCTTCATCAACGCCGAGGTATTCTTTACCGGTCTTTCCTTCCACCTTTGCTCCCGGAAAATAGACCCGTGTATCCACTGCGTGAGGAATGTATTCAGCATCAATCCGTGCGTGGTTGATTTGTCTTTGCCCGTCTTCGCTCATTGCAATCGGTCGAACGTTTTCTTTTGCCAAAAAGTCCCTAACGTTTGGGACGATGTATGCGTGGTCGATTGGTGTCCATGCATGGATAATCAAATTGTCGAGTTGCTTTTCTTCGTTCAACGGCCAAACGTCGAAAAGTGTTATTAGCATTCCTGGGTTTTTGCTTCCTTCCCGGAAGTGCTCCCAGTTTTTGTGGAGCGATGCTGCCCCAAACTTTGAAAAGTCACGGGGATATATTGTCGTCTTCCCGTGCTCTGTTTCGTAATAGCTGAACCCGGTATCCGCACCGAAGTTTGCCGCCACTGCAGTTCTCAATCCTGCCTTATGCATTTGGTCAAGCAGGAGCTTTGTTTGTTTTCCGTATCCGCTTGGTGCGTGCGGCGAGTTTGAATAAATCATGATGTCGCCTGAGATTGTTTTTGTCATGGTGCTAATCTTAGCGAAAGAAGAAACCCCCGGCCAATCTCCGAACCGGGGGTTTCTAGCTTTTTATGCAGGGTTGCTTATGCTGCGGTTCCCTGGGTGTAATAACGGACGGCCTCGCTCTGAGCAAGGTCACCGTCTGCGGATGCCTGAATCCTGAACACGGTTGTGTCAGTATTGAAGGCAAAATCAGCGGATGAGGCTACGTCGATTGTGTTGACGAATCTCACCTTGTACTGGGCCAAATCACCGAACAGAATTGACTTCTCTCCGTCGCCGTATGCCATGTGCTTGTTCTCGAACAGCTGGTATCCAGCTACCTGGTCTGGTTCCCCGACCCTGATTTCGTAGAGGAATCGGTTGTCACCGTCTTTCAAAAGTCGGATGTCACGAGCTGCGTTTGTTGCAGCCATAAATCCGGCAGTTGATTGCTGACGATATGCCTGGTCGATTGAGTAGGTGAGCTGGATAATTTCATCAGCTGAAACGGTTCCGCTGGCACCTGCGATGCCTGAGTCGCTTGAAGCTGTAACGATTCCGTTTGGCTTGTTGCTTCCGTCACCTACGGTGTGGTCTTCATTCAACTTCAAAGACAGACCATTTCCGGCCTGCTCTGCGATGATGCCTTCGATGTCCAGTGAAGTGTCCCTTAGTAGGGTATTTGAAATTGGGACCATCATTGCGTAACGGAATGCTCCGAGCGTGATGTTTGAGAATGACGGTGAACTCTCGGTGATTGTTCCACCCTCGGCGACTAGCGTTGCCTGGCTGAAAGTTCCAAATGTCGGATACACGATATCCTCACCGGTCGAGGTGGTCAGCACCTCTGAGGTCTGAAGGATCGGTCCAACCTCACGCATTTTCATGAAGATTCGGTCTGCGAATCCACGGTCAACTAGCGAGTCGCTGCTGACGATTGTTCCACGCATTTCGAATGCCTGGTTACGGACTTCGCCGTTCACCATTGAGCGTAGCTGGCTTGCATCCTCGATGTGGCTTGCTGGTACGAATCCCTTAGCTGCTGCCGAGGCTTCGACCATTCTTTCTTCGTTTTTCTTAGCGGTTTCGATTGAACGTTCCGCCGCTGCGATGTCTTGTTCGATACGATCGATTTTCTCCATCTCAGCTGAGTCTAGGTCACGGCCTTCGGACTCTGCATCGGTGATGATTGTCTTGATCTGCTCGAACAGGTTCGCTCTTTCTTCTTCTCTGCGAGTAATGAATTCACTCATTAGTTTCTCCTATTCGGGTTGAATTGCCGAGCTGACTCAGGCTAAATTTGTGCGGAGCTGACTCACGCCACCCTTCAATCCTATCGGGTGTTTTCTCCGTATCGGGTTACGATTGAGTTGTGAAAGAATTCGACGAGTCATTGTTCGACCGGTTCGATGGAACTGCCAGGACGGTTGTCAGCAGTTTTTTATCTCAGCGTGGTTTTGATGTTTCTGATAACCCTGACGTCTACGGCATTGACTTGATTGCTGTTTCTAATGGCCGCACTCGCATGGTTGAAGTGGAAGTTAAGCAGGGTTGGACTGGGGCCTTCCCGTTTAACTATCTTCATATCCCAGCTCGCAAGGCAAAATTCGCCGCTGATGATGCCGTGTTTTGTGTTCTAAGTGCCGACCTCAAACGGATGGCCGTGGTCACCGGGGATCATGTTTTGAACTCTAAAATTATTGAAAAGCCCACCAGGTTAACTGAGGGGCTTGATGCTTTTTATGAGGTTCCAATTTCAAAGGTTTACTTCTATGAATTGAAAAACCCCCCGGTCGAAGGGGGAACCACCGGGGGGAAAAAACTCACCTAGTTTCGTCTATGTCTAGGACTCTGTTTTCTTTTTTCTCTGCCTTTTTAGGCGAGAGAGCTTCCGCTAATGCGGCCGCCTGAACTTCAGCGGATTCTTTTACTGGTCCCACGCCTGGGTTACCTACTGCATCTAGCAGTATCTTTTTAATCTCGTCTTTGGTCATTGTAATTCCTTCATCATTGCCATCAGTTTCTTTTTCTTCATGTCAAGCCTAGCGGTCTTTGCTTCCTCTGATTCAGCTTCAAGCTCTGGTTCGCTCTCTGGACTTAGCTCTGTTATCACGCTGGTAATAATTTGCTTATCTTCCTCGGTGATTGTTTCGCCGACTTCAATCTTTGTTAGTGCATCGGCCAATGCATCCGGATCCACGGAAGCTCTTTTGGCGATGGCGTCCAATCCTCGAACGGTGGCCGTGCCTGCCGTTGATGGATATGCAGGCCTGGCAACGATTGAAACTTCCCCAAGCCTTACGCTCCGGAGTGTTCGCTCTGTTCCGTCGGCATTCCAGCTATCTCCACCCTCTGGAACTGAAAATCCGAATGACATCGAGTCTAGGTTTTTGCTACGGATCAGCTCCGCAACATCCCGGCCTACTGTTGTATTGGCTAGTCTTGCTTCAACTCTCAGGCCTCTGTTATCTTCCTGCAGCTGAAGTGTGCCGGCCCTGGTACTTGCTAAAACGTTCGCCGGGTCATGGTTGTAAAACATAAAAATGTTATTTCTGGAGCTTAGGGACCGCCTGAAAGCTCCGGGCTTGATTCTTTCGGTAAATGGCAACCCTTCGCTGGGTGCATCAAAAACTGCGGCATAGCCCACGAAGGTCATGCCGTCACCTTCTTCTCTAACTTCAAAGTCCGTTGCCTGGACCCGTGTTTCGAATTTGCTCATTTGTTTACCCGTCGCTCGTCCTTCAGCTTCTTCTTCTATTCTACGTGTTACTGATTCTGCGTATTCTCTGGTTCGCTCCGCACCTCTTTTTGTGGGTCTTGCTCCCCAAAGGTAAAACGCTACGGCACCTGGCCCTGGGAATCCTTCGCCGTCTGGTTGGTTTGATTCTGCATCTAGGTCCGTCAGGTGTCTGGCAATCCACGGGCCTATACGTGACCATTTGCTAGCCGTGACATTTCCACGGGCCATTGCTCTGGCTTCCCGTATTGTCTGCTCTGTTACTCCGTCACCTGCCAGGCCCTGCTCATAAAGTTCTACGCCTTTTCGGGCGGCTGATCTCATGTATGCCGGGGCTTCAAGGTTCACTTCACGAGTGCTCCACTGACCTGATTCGCTGTTTTGTTCTTCCTTTGGTTCCCATGCATTGCAGTAAAATCCGCCGTCAACAAAATCTTCCCAACGCTCGCACCAGGCCTTTGTGCCGTCTTCGCTGATTCGGTCTTCATTGAAGAACCGGCAATTGCCGCAAGCTCTACCTTCAGGAACGTTATCCGCTAATGATGGCCGATAGTTGTCTGGCAGGTCCCTGGCTTCAAGTGGTTCGATTTTTGTGAGTGTTGAAAATCTATGACCGACCAATGTTGCCGTTGCTCCCCATCCGTTTTCACCTTCTCTATAAATACGGATCAGAGCTGCCGGGTCTTCCTCACTGGCGTTGATGGTGAACTCTGAATTTGGGACGTTGATTTCTCCGTCTGTTTCGATTCTTTCGATTCTGCCTTGAGCGGTTCCGCCAGAACTTTCCCACCTGACAAAGTCACCGACGGCCAGCTCACCTGGTTCCGCTCTTAGTGACCTGAATGATTCACCCTCGTAAGTTCCGCCTGGTTCCAAATCCTCGGCCAGGCTAATTGCGATCATATGGTTCCGTGCAGCCGGTTCGTTTGGGTGGCAGAATACGAGCTCCCCGTCTTCCTTTACGAGTGCCCAATTGTCGCAGTCTGGGTGTTGGTCCGTGATGAAGTATGGCATTTTTAGTCCTGGGTTATCCTCAAAATTCCGAGCTCTAGTCCAGCTGGGTCGCTCAAAGCATACAGTTCGTCCCCTGGTCCTAGGTTGATTTGAATTGATTCGCCTGGGTCGATGTGCACCGAGTTGCTTACGGTCATTTCTGCATTGCCCAGGGTCATGTTATGCAGGTGGACTTCCTGCTCCATGTTGTTGTTTGGCACGACAAGTTGAGCCGCCGTGCCCAGCGTGATTAGGTCATTGTGAACTGGCATCATCATCCCCTACGTCATAAGCCGCTGATGGATTCTCTGGGTCCAAGTTTTGCAATCCTTGGAGCTGAACTGATGGCACGCCAGTGTGATCCATTGCTGGCAATCCGAGGGCTTCGAGAACGGCTTCCGGTTCGAATCCAACCATGACTAAATCTCTGGCCATTTTTACTTTGGCCGTCTGGCTTGAAAGTGTAGCGTTTTCAATGTTCACGTTTGCTAGTGGAACTCTGGGAACCATTGCCGAGGTGTCTTCCACGGGACTTAGGTCTTCCATCTTCCTGACATCGTTGATTGAAAGGTATCCGGCCTGGAGCCCGGTTGAATAACTTTGTGCTCTGGTTTGCATATCGCCACGGAGCAAACCGTCCAAGTTCCATTTGAGGAATGCTTGTTCACCACCTTCACTTCGTTTTAGGAGTTTTCCGAATCCGTTTTCGAGTTTGGTGACGATTGGTCTGAGGCAGTGGGTAACCCATGCGAGGTTATTTTGCTCAACGCTCGCATAACTTTGGCCCATGTCTAATCCCATCAGGTGCGGCGGAATGTTGAAAGCTCTAGCGATGTCGGCCACTGCGTGATTCCTGGCTTCAAGTAGCTGGCTTTTTTCTGGGTCTACTGATGTGGGTTTGTATTCTGCCCCACCTGAAAGCACCGCAGTTTTGTGTGCACCACGCCATCCCCGATGCCGTGAGTCGAAGTTTTCCTGGAGGGCTTTGGCCTGCTCCGCTGTAAGGTTGCCGGGGAATGTAAGCACTCCGCTGGTCTGGGTTCCCTGCCCGAAAAACTTAGCACTGTATCCCTGCAAAGCTTGAGCGAGAGAGAAGTTTTCTTTCAATGCTTCGATTCTTGAAACTCCACGGATGTCGCCTGGCTTCACAACGTCTGGAATGAATACAACTTCATCGGAGCTGAGGAGTCTATCTTCCCCTTCAACGTTGAACATGACCCGGCCGATTCCGTTCCGCTTGATTTTTACCTTTGTCGGATTCAGCACGGTGAGGTTCACAACTTCACCCTGGTTGTTTGTAAAAACTCGAACGAAGGCATTCCCTTCAAGTAGCAAGCTGACGATTACGGATCCGTAAAAAGCCGAGCGTGTTGTATCGACGTCTGGTTGTTCCACCCATGAGGGCCTGGGTCTAAATGGTCGACGGTCGTCGCTGATTCTGATGTATGAATCCAAAGGCAGCGTGGCTATGGTCTGGCTGATTAGGCTAATGGCCGAGTATATTGCGTTGACCTGAAAAACCGTGTTTTCGTTGACGATTGTCCCGGCGTTTGTGTTCAACTCAAAGGCATCGCCGGAAGCAAAGACCGACTGAAATGAGAGGGCCCTGTTTTCGAATAAGTTACTTAGCATTTGTACGCTCCACTGCTATGCCAAAGGCCACGGCCAAAATGCCACCAACGATTGCCGCAATCGCCGGACTAATCATCGCAACTCCAGCGGTGATTGAAACGGCTCCCCCAATTTGGAGAATTGCTACGGCGATTGTTTTATACATAAACCCTCGGTATTAGTTCTTCCTCAATCTTACCCGACGTGGCTCTATCGAAGGCCAGCACCGCTGCGACTGCCGCATCGATTCGTCTTTGTGATGATCGTTTGTCTTTGACTATCCTGCTTCCTAGGTTATCAGTTTTCAATACTGCATTGTCAATGTGCCGGGCCAACAACGGGTCACCGTCTTGCAGCAGCACTTCGTCAAGCACGGCATCTTGGAACTTTGTTGTTGCTGGAATCATTCGTCTTGGTGAAGTGGACGGCCATTCGACTATTGGCAGGCCCTTTTCTGCCAGCACTTCCATTGAGCGTTGCCAACGGTACGGGTCGCAGGCTATTTCCCTGACCTTGGGATATTCCTTTACGAAGTCGAGCATGGTTTGTTCAACTTCCGCAATGTTTACACGCCAATCCCGATCATGAATTTGTTCGTCTTTTTCCCAAGCCCTAACCATAAAAATGACCGGGTTTTCGTTTTCTTCCTTTGGCACCGTGCATCCAACTATGACCGTAGCGTCGCCTGAAAATGATCCGTCAAAACCGAGGACATATTCTTGGTCTGGGTGTAGCTGGAACTCGGTCGCTCGGTTGTCCCAGCTCCCCGTCGGAAGCCATGCCGATTGTGCGTTCACGAAATTGTTTAGTCGCTTGGTCTTGAACTCGTTTTCCGGTGTTCGTCTTACGGAACTCTCAAAGTCAACTTCGGAGTTGATGTCGCCGAATCCTGGGTTTGCTATTCGCCAAGTTTCCGGGTCTTTGTAATCGGCTTCAATCGGTGCTTCCCACCAGGACATGAAAAAGTTCGGATCATCAACTTCCCCACGGCTTACCTTTTCTCCATATTGTTTCAAGGTGTAACAAATTGATTCTGATCCTGTTTGGTCAACTTTTACGCCGGCAGTCGTTATGGCTATCATTTGTGCCGAGGGTCTTGCTCCCATGGCCAATGAGAAAACGTCCCAGAGTCGTCTATTCGGAGCGGTGTGAAGTTCATCGTAAATCACGGCCGTCGGGCTATATCCTTCAGCGGAGCTATCCTCTGATGACCTCACCCGGTAAACGCTCCCCGTTGCTGGTAGCTCGATTGCATCTTTGTAAAGCTTTACCATGCTCATTAGCTCTGGGTTTGCTTCCACCATTTTCTTTGTGTCGCCGAACACAATTCTGGCTTGCTCTTTTTCACTGGCTAGTGAATAAATTTCTCCACCTCTGGCACCCATGAAAAGGTGAAACAATGCATAAACGGATCCGAGCGAACTCTTACCGTTTTTTCGAGGCATGCCTATCAGGTTAACCGTTTG